GCCATACCACTCATGACACGGAGAACGTTGTAGTTAACAGCGTAAACACGGACCTTGGCGGTAGCGGTACCAGAAACGGTAGGGGAAGAAAGGACAAGCTGGAGAACAGCGTTATCAATTCTGGAGAAGTTGCAAGAACCCGAAGGCTGGTGTTCCTCAGGGCGGAGAGCGAATGAGTAAATATTAATACCAGTATCAGGGGAGCGGGTGTGGTGCTGGAAAGGCTGAACCTGGTCGAAGTAAGAACCCTCACGCTCAGAGAAGCGGTCCTGGCCGTTCAACTGTAACTTAGCAGTAACGACTGGGTTCTCACCCCAACAGTGCATATCAAGAGCAGTCTCAGCAAGAACGAATGAACCGGCATCAGAGACACCAGATTCAAGGTTAAGCTCATTTGTGAAAATTCCAGGATATTCACCAGATGTAACAACATCGGAAGCACCAGCTAACTGGAAGAGACCAGATGTATTGATAACGGCATTTTGACCAGATGTCTCGGCAGGACCAGAGAAGGCATGGATGGCGTTAGGAAGAGCATCGACCGCATCAGTGTAGTTATAAGGCTGAGCACCAAGGGTCTTGTAGAGAAGACCAGCACCGTTAAGGGATGAACAGTAGTCGACGTTGGCATCAGGCTGAACAACCCAGATAAGCTCCTTAACAGGGTGGTTAAAGTTGAGCTTAATCTTGTTGGAAGAAGAACCGACAGACTCGTCACCAGTGAACTGGAGTTGTTCGATCAAGTACTCATGGGGGTTCTGTGCCATCTTTCTGCGCTCATCAGTATCAAGGAAGATGTAGTCAATGTAGAGAGAAGCAGCAACAAGAGATTGTTGGTAAGCAGTGGTAACGGCGACAGAAGCGTTGGATGTGGCAGCTAGGGTTGTAACAGCCCAGAGACACTCACCGAGAGGGCGGATGTCGAGGTTAATCTTGACCTCGTGGTACTGAAGGGCGATAAGAGGAAGGGCAAGTCCAGGATTGCGGCAAAACCAGAAGAGGAGAGGAATGTAGAGAGTTGTCTCAGGAAGGGCGTTACGAGGAGCGCAAACCTGGGAAGGTCCACCAGAAGCAGCACAAGGTCCAGCGACAGCAGCGAAGGTATGATCAGTAACATATGTAAGCTGAGTTGTGTTACCAATCAACTTGAAGTATCCACGCTGTTGTTCAGAGGACATGGTAAGCTGGTTCCAGATGTGCATCCAGTCACCATACTGACGATCGATTCTCTGACCACCAATTTCAACCTCAACCTGGGCAATAAGTTGCTCACCAATGTAGTCCAACCATCTGGCATAAACGTGAGAGCCAGAAGCAGCCATCTGCTGGTTAATCTCAGGAAGAGTAACCTGGAGGTAAGTGCGGTAGCAAAGATCACCATTTCTGGAGATTGTGCAGGTAACACGGCGTCCGAAATCAGCCTGTCCAGAGAATGTCTGTTCAATAGATTCCATAGCAAAGTTAGTATGTCTGCGGTATGAGACCTTCCAGAAGGTTATCTCAGGAGTTCCAGTAAGAAAAACATCTTGAGCGCCATAGGCAACGAGTTGAAGAAGAGCACCACCCATTTTAGGTTATATACTTCCTAAAGATAATAATTTCGGTGAAATAGATTAAATTAACGTTATTTTATTTTTTACCTATTTTTTCATTTTAATTAGATGTAATTATATTATTCTTACGATATAACAGTAGATAATGTTATTCTACTATAAATTGCGTTATACAGTATATTTTCCTAAACTATTTTGATTTTAGTATTTTTTGAATATCTAGATTCGAATGAATAAATGTTTCTAAATATTCCGTTTTAAAAATCTCTCGCTTTCCTTCATGTTTTTTCATAAAAATATAATCATCTGCGATTTTTTCTACTCTCCAACCGTCGTTTAAAGCATTCATAACAAAGCACATCTTTTGTATTTCTTTTTTTGAATTCTTAAACATTTCATCCATAACACCTTATATAGAGTAGATTTATTTAGTATTTTCGAGTTTTACGATGAATCAAAAGAATCGAAATTATATATTTACCCAATTAAAAATATAAACCTCAGATAATAATTATATATAATGAATAAACCTCAAGTAAATACTCTCGATGAAAAACATAGTGAAATAATGGAACAATATCATATAAATGAAACAGAAGTACTTCCTAAATTAAAATGCGAGATTGATATTCTTAAAGATAAAATAAAAACGTTAAAAATAACTCAGATTGACGAATATATGGATATAAAAGACTCGATTCAAAGAAAAAGGACGCAAATAAAAATAATTAAACAGCAGAAGAATAAATACCTCTTGGAAAATTCAAAATATATATTTGATTATTTCGAGCAAAAGAAAGATATTTCGAGTGGTGGGGGAAAACAAAATATAAATATTCTGAATCATTTCTTCAAAATAAAATCTCAAGACCCTTCTAAAACCACCAAACAATACGCCGCCTCTCGAAATCTATATCAAAATTATTGGCGAAATGTAAATAATGAAATTACCAATATTCAAGATTACTTTATTCCCTCTGATATTTGTGAATCCTGCCATATTGGCGAAATGATACCCCAAGACGAAGAAGGAATCCTTATTTGTAATAATGATAAATGTGGAAAATTCATTACCTATATTATAGACTCTTCTAAACCGACAAATAAAGAGCCGCCAAATGAAGTTTCTTATACGGCATATATTCGATTAAACCATTTTAAAGAAATTCTCTCGCAATTCCAGGCAAAAGAGACGACGCAGATTCCAGAAGAAGTCATCGAGAAAATTAAAAACCGGATTACAAAGGAGCGAATTCGTAATTATAATGAACTAAACTACGATAAAATGCGAGATATTTTAAAGAAGTTGGGCATGAATCGATATTTTGAGCATATCCAATATATAAATTCTTTATTTGGGATAAAACCGCCGATAATGAACGAAGAATTACACGAGACATTATGCGTTCTCTTTATTGAGATACAGAAACCATGGGCAGTCCATTGTCCACCGAATCGTACGAATTTTTTTAATTATACGTATACGCTTCATCAATTATGTGTTCTCTTAGACCAAACCCAATATCTTCCGTATATTCCGATGATGAAAGACCGGGAGAAACAATTAGAACAAGATATGATATGGAAAAAAGTATGTATGGAATTAGACTGGGAATTCTTTCCTACAGTGTAATCTAATAAATCGCGAATAATATCCCGAATAATATATATAATGGCGAATATGTCAACGATAACTTCAACTTTAGGAGGATTATGTACCCCCGCACAATTATATTTAGCATTATCCGTCATTGCCCTTATATTTGTAGTCGCTCATTCATTCAGTATTGCTACAATTATAATTAAGGTTATATTTATCGGATTATGGACGTTTGTGCTAAACTGGATATGTTCAAAGGGATATACGAATATTTCTTGGGTACTCGTTCTTCTTCCTTATATAACGTTCCTCTTAATGTTTCTATTGGCATTAGATGCTTCTAGTAAAAACGCAAAACAGCATTCCGAAGAATGCGAAACGCACGAGAATGTAGGACCCACTACCTTAGTTCCATCTACCCAACCTATGGCGTCGGTCCAGCAGCAGCAGCAGCCGCAGCCAATATCATTGAGTTCTGCGAGTTCGATGAATGCGGCTACTCTATAACATTGATTTGATATAATTATTTTATCAGAGCCTATATTAGAGTATGACGGTTCGAATGAAATATCGGTCACGTAAACGAAACCCTATGAATATCACGAAACGAAAGCGAAAACACAAACCCAGGCGACATCCACTGGAAGTATATTCGAAGTATTTACATTTAGGAATAAAAGAAGAGCCGCATCTAGTACCATTTGACTTTAATAGTATCGAAACACATGTACTTCCAGAAGAAATATCGGCGATTTCAAAGAAAATCATCGTAGATACCGTTCATAATTCCACCTATTCGCTATTGCCCTACTACTTTATGGATAAAAATATTCCGATAAAAGACCAAGACGATTACGTAAGTAAGTATAATAGTGGGAACTGTGTATTTTTCGCAAAAAAAATATTGCGCGAATTAAAAAGAAACAAAATTCAAGGATATTTAATTCCCGCCACTACATTAAGCCATCTTGTACAACCCGGATTCCCCGAATTCTGTCACTGCGTCGTATTAGTAAAATCACCGAACTATTTTATTATTTATGAACCTGCGTTTTATATTTTAGAACCGATTTTCATCCATATAGATGGGACGCCGACACCGTACAAGATAAATGTTTATGAAAAAGAATGGTTATATACGTACGATAAGCTTTCGAATCGGATTCGCGTAACTGATATTGACGGGAATGATCTACTTTATTATAGTTTAATGAATATCCTAAATCCAACGATGGCTATCTCGTATCCGGTGAATATTCATAATAAACGATTGCCGATTGTAAAATATGACGCACATAAGAATAGAAAACACGCGCATCTCTCGATAAGACTCGATACGAAATGTCTAGAAGGATATAATGTCCAAAATGAAAACGCCGAACAAGATGGCTGGTTTCCTAGATTCCCATATGAAGATTTGCTAAATGAGCCTATTTCGGATATGGAAAAAAAGGCGAAAATCGGACAATGGGTAGGTCTCTCAAACGAACAATGTAAGGACCTTCAATCTACTAAATCGGATTTAATTAATAAAGTGTTTTTGATTATTAGATACAATCATGAATAAATAAAATGAATATATTATCGTATTTTTATGATAATATATGGTTATGTGATTGGATTGATTTAACCAGTCGTTACTGTATGACTATGCGATGGAATTTCCTACATCATCTTAAGACCACCGATGAGGTTAATACCGAGACCGGCACCTGCTCCAGAACGTGCGCTCTGACCCATGGAAGGGATAAAGACATCAAGAATGCTAAATGTAGCCGCAGCCATTAATCCAATAATTAAGACTTCCTCAATATTAAGGGACTTCTTAGGGATAGTATATGCTGCGACACCTACTATAAACCCTTCAATTAAGTATTTTATAGCACGTTTAATAAGCTCACTAAAGTCGAATGAAGCGCTCATGTCTTATATATATTATAGAAAACAAAAAAATCTAGAATGGAGAATATTAATTACTCTAAGAAAATGGAGAATATTAATTAATCACTCTAAGAAATTACTTAAATAGAATTTCCTAAAGTTGTATATAAAATGTCGGGGTTCGAACGAAAAAATTTAGAAAACGGCAAACCAAATCCAAAATATATAGATTTATGTGATGAGGACCCTACCATCGCTGGACAAAAATTCACGTGCCTCTCATTTGTATCTCCTGAAAAAATCTTGAAAAATCGTGAAATCTATTTATTTCAACAATTCCTAAAGCAATGGGATTTTAAGAAATCGATGGATAAATTCCACGATTTTATTCAATTTATTTCCTATAAATATAACCTAAAGGTGGATTCTCTAATAAATGATTATACTGAATTTATTCAAGAAGAGGCTACTAAACTAAAACAGAATTCAGTAGAAGACGATTATAAAACATTTTTAGATAAGAATGAAGAGGCATTAACCGAGAGATTTCAGAAAGAGAACCAATTTCAGACATCTGTGCGTGGATTAAAAGTGCGAGGTGTATATAATTCACAAGAAGAAGCGGAATTAAGATGTAAGAAGTTGAGAGATTTAGACCCGAGTCACGATATCTTCGTAGGACCCGTCGGCATCTGGATTCCTTGGGACCCAGATGCGTATAAAACGGGTCGTGTAGAATTTATGGAAGAAGAACTAAACCAGCTTCATAAAGAGAAAATGTTGAATGAAGAAAAGGCGAAGGAAGATTTTGAAAAGCGGGTGAAGGACGCAAAGAAGAAGGCGATTGAGGAGAATATCAAGAACGCACAAAAGAGCGGAAATAAATTGACACAGACGATTGACGAAGATGGTAATCT